GTGACACTACCGTAAATATCTTCTCTTATTCTACCTCTTTTGAAAAGATTTACAAGTGTAATGTAGTCGTAACTAGATCTCCTCTTATCTGAGAAAGAGGGAAGTTTAACATTGGGAAATAAATCGAAATAGTTCATTAGAATCCTAAATCATCCTCCGTAAATTTATTGTCTCCTGTAACATTTAGTCCAAGATCATCTATGCTTGGATCTTGTTCTTCCTCCTCATCATTTAAGTTGTAATCGTTCATGAAGATTGGTGTAAGTTCACTAAAATCAACTTTCATAGTAGATCTGACTGGTTGTGAGATAGCACCTTTATCCTCATATGATTGATATACACCATCAGGAGTGAAATCGATCTGAACTGATGTAAGAGCACATATTTTAAATGTATTGAGAGATTTGATTCTCCTATTATTATTTTTATAACATAGTCTGAATACATTTGGAGATCCAAGAAATAATGAACCACCATTATTAAAATCTGTGGTTTTTGATGCCAACATACCTTGCCTAAACCATCTGTGAATCATTCTGACCACCTTTGCCTCTTGTGTGCTGTTGGGAGCAAAATTGAATACAAAAGAAAATGTTCTTAGTTGCGGACCTGCAAATAGTAATTCTAAATTGGGGTTTATCGCAGCACCTGTTTCTCTTGTCAAAAATTGCTGAGTATCTACATTTATACCGATTCTACCAAGGATAGATTTTGCGATAGTTGCATTTAGAACAGCCCCTGCGTTTGCAGTACCATTATTTTTTCCTAATTGATCTGACACGGTATTGAAAGTGCTTATTGCTTGTTCCCCTCCATCAGCAAGTAATTTTAAAAGACGACCACCACCATCGGGATTAGAATTAGGTCCAAATAATCCTCTTGTAGCATTGGTTACTGCTTGAAATGCACCTAATTCTACAGCATTTGCTCTGGCTTCACCCCAACTTACACCTTGACTAACTCCCAATCTATTTGGAATAGGTAAAATACAACTACCCATTGGGTTACCAAAAGTATTTCTACCTCTGCTTATACCCTGTTGAAGGATGGTGCCCATGAGACCTTTTTCATATTCCAATCTATCTGCTCTTTGCTGTTTTTCATCACCAGTAAATTCTTTGTATCTACCGACACTAGGTTGAGGTGGTTGATACATGAATTGTTCGATAAACATGTAATCCTGAGAACCATTATCACCTCCAATAGTAGGCACTCCTCTACTCAATCCATCCTCAAAACCAAATCCTCTACCAATAAACATATCGATAGGATATTTAAGGTGTTTTTTGAATATATCTTTGTAATCACCAAGTATGTCTTTGGGTTCTATCTTAATACCTTCAGTGCTATCTTTGGGGTTATCATTATCGACGGGTATTGGTGGTAATGGTATATTATGCCCAACAGCAAGTATACTGTCAAAATTCGTAATGTCTGACAGACCACTTTCCTCAAATGCCTTATTAGCACCCTCTTCTTTTTTTAACTTTTTTAAAAAATTGCTATAATTAGTTATTCTATCAGTATCATCTTGTATTGTTGATAATACATCTTTATCTTTAACCGATCTCCAATTATATATTGGTCGAGGTGCCATAATATTCATTATGTACTCTTCTTCAATACTTAGAGACTTACCGAAATCCCCATTTGCAGTGTCAAGACTTATGGTCTCTCTATATCGCACACCATCAACTCTGTAGAATATAACCTTTTTTAATTTTTTATTTTTTCCGTATATTGATATTGGTGTATTTTTATCACTCATCTTAACAATCTCCTTATCTTTTGATTTGTCATACCTAATTCTACACTTCCATAATTTTTGACAAACTTTTCAAGACGCATGCCCAGTGCCTTATCTAAATCTTCTCCTTTTAAATGTAAGAACATGCCTTGAACGTAAGATCTTAGGTATTTATTATATCCATCCAACTTGGTAAAATCATTATTACCTATAATATAGTCTAAAGTCCCCGATCTGTTTGACGGTTTGGTGTAGTGTAAATTCACACCATAGAAAGCATTACCCTCCATCGCTACGATGTAAGTCATGGGATTCCTGTCGTAAAAAGGTAACTGTTCAGCATATTTTGCAGAGTATTGATATAACATTACTTCCCCCACTATAGGTTGACCAACGACAACGGAAGTGGGAAATACATTTTTATATTCCAAGTTCCTTCTCCGTTAGTATTTGAAATTCCCACCTTCTATCCTTACAAAAATCCTCTGCTGCTGCCCATTTTGCTTGATTAGTGGCGTAAGTATAGACCTCTGATACGTATTTTTTTGTTCTCCTTTTTTGCATCTTAGGTTCTTTGACTTGTTTTGCAGGTTTTATCTCAACAACCTTTTCTCTTATTTTACCCTTCACATCCTTATATTTGACGTAAAAATCGGGAAAATATCGATGTACTCTATTATCAACTGGTGATTTGTATGGTATGATAATTTCTTCGGATGACCACTTCAATATTTTATTATTGGTGTCACAGTATTTCATAAATTTCAGTTCCCAAAGTGATCTGTATACGACCTCTCCTACGTCGCCTTTATATTTTTGACGGTTTCTGGGACGAAATTTGCCTTTATATGACATAAATAGCAAGTAATCATATGTATTTAGATGGCAGATAGAGCAGAAGCGTTTAGATCAGGTAGATTTTATTTACCCACTGTCAATTTGACAGACGTTACCTCAAGTTTTGGTAGCGTTGTCCCTGCTGTCAATAATAACTACGATGTATTCATAAATTTTAGTCAAACACCCGAATTGAAGGCATTTATAAATCAACATGGTTTTTTTGACATAAATGGTAATTCTAATCCTGGTTCATATCTAGCTTTGTTCTGTTCTGAGGCAGTTTTGCCTGGTTCGGATTTGCAAGCAGGTAAGGTTGATGGTCTAAGACAAGGTTTGTCTCAAAACTATGCCACGTTTAGAAGATTCCCAGATGTTATATTAACATTTTATTCACAAACAGATTACTTTACAAATGAGGCATTCAATGCATGGTTGGAATTTATATCTCCGACAAGAATAGGAAATGGATCTTTTGGTCAAAACACAGATGAGAGAGTGACAGATGCAAGAGGAGGTGCCTTTAGAAGAATGAAATATCCAAGCACATACAAGTGTAATATGGAAATAACTGCTTTCAGTAAAGAAACCACCGATGAATTTGGTAAATTAAATAAAACCACCAAATTTGGTGTCAAATTGCCAAGTAGTATCACTTATCATATAATGAATGCTTTTCCTACAAGTATAGTATCTGCACCTCTTGCTTACGGTAGAGCAGAACTGATCAAAACAACCATCACATTCAATTATGAACAGTATTTTACTCAAAGAACATCAAGAAAGGGTGCTGTATTCGCTGAATCTGATATGGATGGTCATGTAAGAAATCCCGATTTTGTCGAAAATAATACAGATAATACAAGTAATGATAATTTAGAATCAACAATCAAAAAAATTAATAAAAAGAAAAGTAAAAATGAAAAACCATTTACCAGAGAGCAAATTCTAGGCACTCAAAATCCATTTGTAAGAGAAGGTTTTTAATACTTGTTGTGCTATACTAAATAAAGTCACTGAATAATAACATTATGCCTTTACCCAAGGTCGTTGCACCTACATTTGAATTGCAACTTATAACAGGCAAAAAAATAAAGTATAGACCATTTCTTGTAAAAGAGGAAAAAATTTTATTGATTGCTTTAGAAGGAGGTAATGATACAGATATCAGTTCCACACTTAAGAGTGTACTAAAATCATGTATTGTGACTCGTGGTGTTGATGTTGAAAAATTACCTAGTTTTGAATTAGAATATTTGTTTTTGAATATCAGAGGTAAATCAATTGGGGAGTCAGTTGAACTACTCGTGACATGTCAGGATGACTTTGAAACTAAAGTGCCACTCAAAATAAGTTTATCAGAAATCAAATTAGATGTTCCTGATGGGCATACTGATATGATAAAGGTAAATGATGACATCACCATAAAGATGAGATATCCATCAATGCAACAATTTGTGGATA